TTACTTGTATTCTTTAATATGTTCTTCATTGTTTTTCCTTTCGGTTTTGTTGTGTATTAAGGTACTAAAGTTTTATGTAGTTTAGATGGATTCTCAGTATCTATTACTACAAGAACAGGAGCTTGTGCAGATGTACCACTTCCACTTCCTGGTATTACTAAGTATGCGTATGAACCATCCTGAAATGGACTTGTCATACCATTGTTACCAAAGTCTTGTTTGAAGTCAAGAGCACCAACTTCAGAGTTACCATCGTAACCAACTGATGTTTCAAGACTCATCCAATCACCTTGTAATGCGTCATCGTCATCTGCTGCTGGTGAGAATACATAAACGAACTCACCTAACTCTGATGTATAGGAATCTTTTGCATCAAGGACAGTTTCAACATAAGCTTCAAGAGTTTCATCAGTAGAAGCTCCTTCAGCTAAAGTGATACCACCTACAGCGACATCATACTTCTCTTGTCCTGGAAATCTTCCTTTACCTTCTTCAGACAATGTTTGGTTATAAAAGTTATTAGCAACTGTAAGAATTTTGTCAATGTTATTCATTGTTTTCTTTTCTTTAGCTCCTGCTCCAACTTGTCCAAATTTTGGTGCGGCTGTTGTTGCTAGTGTTGCCATCATGGCGGTTGTTACTGCAAATTCAGCGAGTGAATTACCATTAGTACTTTTGATTTTCTTACTCAACCTTTTTACAATCTTTTTTATAGTTTCGAACATCTCAGTTCTCCTTTATTATTTTGTTTTGATAGATTCGAATAATCTATCTCTACTTATATACTACAAGAACTATACCAAACTACCCCATTTTGAGAAAAAAAATAAAAATAATTTTAAGTGTCTATATGTATGAAGTTACAAGGGCACAAAAAAACCCCATTCGAAAATGAGGTTTTTGTTTTTTTAGAAGTTATTTAAAAGTGTATCATTATGTTAGAACAAAATGTTACACTTGTTTCATTTTGTTACAAGAATGATCCTGTGTTGGCTGTATCTAACTGGCCAGTTTCTTGAAACTCTTTTGTTAGATTTGCATTATACTTTTTCATCAAATTAACAATACGAGTAATATGTTGAGTCTTAGAACCTGTCATTTCACGGATAAGAATGTAAAGAGCCTTTTTATTAAAGTTCTCTATGTTATCTCTCCTTCTAAACATTTCTAATACGGCGTCAGCAACTAATATATCTTTTTGTCGTCTAAATATATTAGTTAGATTATTATCCCAATACTCTAACATCTCATTCACATATTCTTTATTGAAATCAGCGACATCACTAATATTCTGTTTTTCTTTTATGTTACTACCATAATCAAGAACTTCCATTTTGTCGTGAATCTTATAGTTCTTATAATTTTTGTTATTATGAAGAATCAAATAGTTTTTAGCAACAATACTGAAATATGAAAATGCCTTTCCCTTACCTTCTTTGAATTTATGCATATTCATAACAAGAAATGAAACCACCTCGTGTTTTACTTGTTCTGATGGAACATCAAAATAATAAAACTTAAATGTATGAATTATATTTTCTGCTAACTTATCAAACGCATATGAAATATGTTCATTGTATATTTTATTTTTTAAATTAACATCATCTGTATTATTATACCTAATAATAGCATTTTCAGTTGTCTGATTAAAATAATAATTTTTAGGTTTTTTCTTTTTCTTTATTGGTTTTTTTGCCTTACTCACTAAAGGACTCCTTTTCTGTGAAATTACTAATGTCATTAACTACCTCTTTTATTGATTCAAATATTGTTCCAACCTCATCATCAGCTTCAAAATGTCCTGTTGAATCTATTTCAGTAAGTTCTTGTTGAACTTTACTAATTCTATCAGAAAAATCTTCTACCCAAGTTTCGAGTAGTTCTGTTTTTCTCATTAGATTCCAATTAACATATAGTGATAATACGGCTATGGTTATTGATAATCCTAATCCTATTTCTAATATCATTACTTATCTCCAAATAACTCATCAAATAAATCTTGATGTTTAGATTCTAAAACTTTATCTTTTTGTTTGGGTTTAGGTTTAGATTCTTTTTTACCAACACTAATATTCTTAATGTTACTTAACCGACTTTCCATTTCTTCTTTGTTATCCTCATCTTCTCGTTTCCATTCATCATATTCAGCTTGTGTAGCCATATGGTCTGCCCAATGTATGATGTATGGCATATGATTTTTTAAGGAACGACTTGCGTCAAACACTTTCATATAGTAGGTGTTAGCTTCGTCATAGAGTCCATCAGATACCTTGATAGCAAGAGTTTCTTTTAGATTGACCTTTACCCCAAAGTGTTGCAGTAAAAATAGTGCTCTATCTGTTACTCTCATATTATCTATTTCTGTATTGTGTGTGAATATCTCACCAAGAGTCTTTCTTCTCCAATCATTATCTTGTGGAATGTAATACTCCCCAAGTAAATCTCCGACCTTACCCAAGTCGTGGTGCATGGCAGAAAAGATGAGTTCTTCATCTGTCCAATCTTTATACCCACCAACCTTTTCATAGGTCTTGGATACTTCTAATGCCGTTTCACAAACATGCAGTACATGATTTACATAACCACCTGCATAACAATAGTGATATTCTTCTTTACCACTCGCTGGTGCAACTATCATTCTATCTTCAAAGAACTTATACATTTCCAAGAGTTTCTCTTTTCGTTCTCCCTCGAATGTATCTTCTACAAGTTGCAACAACTTTTCCCAATTACCAAGTAATTGTTCTTCTGTAAGTTGTTTCATTTATAACCTCTTATTTTTTATTTCTATAACTTTCTTAATTTCTTTTTAGTGGTTGTCATCCTATGTTGATATGAACCTTCGGTCTGAACAACATAGTAATCATCTCCCTCAATCTTTTCAATTTGATATGCTGGTTCATTACCACTATTTATTCCTGTCATTAATACGGAAACCCAATCCCCCACTTTTAGTTCGGTATTCTTTTTTGACATAAATTTATTCTCCTTTATTTATGATTTTTTATCTTCTAATAATGTTAAATTATCTGTCCAATTCATCTTGTAGATGTGAACATTTTCATACTTGTATGGACTTACATGCGTAGATTCTAAGATATCCACGACATTAACCCATTTGGGATTCATTGTATCTCTTACTTGATACACTCCATCTTTATCTTTTGTTCCCTTGATGTATATAAAATCTCCATAGTTAAATGGGCCACCCCACCTTGATAATAGATTTCGTGATAGAGCTACAAACTTATACTCACTTGCCTTATGGATACGAATCTTTGTTCCATCAGCTGTTATATCAGGAGTCTTATCGGTTTGTGGATATACTGGTTGATACATTGTTACATCTACCTCTATACCGAACTGATAAAATTCTTGAAGTTCTGTATGTAGTTGTTCATTACTCTGTAGCAATTTATCTACTTCATTTGAGTAAAATGTGGATTGATTCTTAAACATATTAATGGATATAAACCCATTAACCATTGTTACGAACACAACCCCCGCGATTGCTGTTCTTGTATTTATCATACTATTTTCCTTTCGAATTACTCTTGATCTTACGACAATTTGCAGTAAAAGTCAAGTCATTTCTTGTAAAAAATGAATATTGGTTCATACTTTAAATAAGTTCCATTTATTTTAACCGAGTTTTTAACATTTGATTGGTCTACTCCAACCATTGAAGTCATCAACATTTTGAGTTTACCTTGATACTCACCACCGAGGTTTTCGATTACATCGATACTATCTTGTTCAAGAGGGTGGTATTTATCTTTTCCGATTTTTATATCAGCTATGTTCCATAATAAATATCTATCTTTTCGTAAACTATTAAAAGCATTGACCAAAGTTGGTTTTAAAAAGTTATCTCTCCAATCATCATACTTAGGATATGCCTTGAATGATTGTTCCTCATCTTCTGAATATTGTTCCCTATCAAAATAAGGTGGTGATGTAAACACCATATCTAACATACCTTTGTATTGTTGAAATTCAGGATGGTTTCCAATGTGTTCACTACCTTCTTGAAAATAATGAAATGTATTTTTTTCTTCTTCCCAAAAAGGATTGGTTTCTAATACCTCATTGTTAAAAAAGTTAGCTACATATTCGTATCTTGATATACCCACCTCATCAATAAAATTATCGGTGTTCGGGTCTGTTCCAATGTAATGAATTCTTTTTATAGATGACATAGCCCCAAGAATACGACCACCCCATCCACTTGAAGGATCGTAAATATTTAATTGTTTGGGTTCGAGTTCATCGATATTAATATGGTCTGTAAATCTTTCATACAAATATCTGGCAGTAAGTGGTGGAAAGTTAACTGCTGGTTGTCCAAGTCCTAAACGAAATGCTTGAATACCTGCTGGAAATAATTTTTGTCCTAATTCAAAATCCCTAACTAAGAATTTGTATGTACTCCCATCTAACTCTTTAGGTAAATTAGTTTTGTGTTTATCATCTAACTTCTCTACTTCTTCAACTGATAATTGTTTGTAAATATTTTCTACTGAATTATGCTTGTGTTGAACTATAAAAAAGTTTTTAGGTAACTCTTGACCATTCAATAAACACTTAGACCAATTATACATTGAATCTCTTTTTAAGATTCTCTTAATAACCTT